TTTCAATAACCAGTCAGACGCTTCCAATCTTCCGCGTGCCAATATCGTCAACGGAACGCTTTACTATGGTCCCAGCGGCACCAATTTTTACACCATTGACACAACAGCAGGGACAGCGGTTTTAACTGTCGTAGGTAATCTATCGGGTGGCGGTGTTCAGGTTTCAGATGATGTCAGTCAGTCGATATTCGTCGACGGCACATGGTCAGAGACCTCAACGCACCCAACCTATCTCGGCAGCTACATGGGACCGCCGGGGAACAACCACACGATCAGCTCGAAGTTGTGGATGCGCTTTTGGAATGGCACGTATCCGCCGCCGACGCCACCGACTACCTTCACGCTGCGAAGGGCCACCGCAGGGGCGCGGGCTGGATCGATCAATTTCAATTCCCCGATCCCCGTCGCGGCAGGCACGGTCATCCCGTCGTATTTGTATCAGGAATACAATGACGACGATGACATGCAGGCATTCGTCGCAGCATACAATACATACGCACAAGCCTTCTTGGACTGGTTCAATTCGCTGCACTTGCCCGTCTATACCGGCGATCCGATCAGCGGGGCATTATTGGACTGGGTGGCGCAAGGGCTTTACGGGATGGCCCGGCCTGCCCTTGGTTCAGGGATGGGCACCACCGGGATCGGCCCATTTGATACCTACCTGTTCAATGAATTGGAGCTCGACGGTCTTCGCCTGACCAGCAGCGCGGACAATGTTCTGGTGACGGACGATATCTTCCGTCGCATCCTGACGTGGCACATCGAAAGACGCTACGGAAAGATTTTCAACATTCGATGGCTGAAGCTGCGGATTGTGCAGTTCCTGAACGGGATCAATGGTATCCCGCTTAATATCGACAACACCTACGGGATCAGCGTGACGCTGGGGCCGGGGAATATCGTCAACATCAATTTCCCGACAAGGCTGATAACCGACATCAACGGCCTGATCTTCGATGAAGCCCTGTTCAATGAATTCGCACTCGACGAACTGAATGTTGCATCTACCCCGCTTCCGCCAACTCCTAATGTTGCGCTGTTGCGGGCAGCGATTGAATCCGGCGCGTTAGAACTACCCTTTCAATTCACTTATGTGGTCAACGGATAAAGGAAAACCAAAATGGCCTACTTGTTTGCGAATGATGCAAAGACCGTACTTGCTGGATCGATCACGAATGTGGCGGTCAGCCTGAATGTGGCTGCAGGCACCGGGGCGCTGTTCCCGAATCCATCGGCCCCTGATTTGTTTGTGATCACCCTGAAGGATGCGGCGACCGGGCTGATCAAGGAAATCATGCACTGCACCGCGCGATCCGGGGATACCCTGACGGTCGTCCGTGCGCAGGAAGGCACCACCGCGCTGCCTTGGCTTGCAGGCGACGTGGTGGCCCAGCTATGGACAGCCGGGCAGGCCGCTTACATCGCCACCCTGAACAATGCCAATCAGCAGCAGTCCGCGAACTATGGAGTGGATACCGGCACCGCCGATGCCTTGGTGGTCGCACTCACCCCGGCTCCGGTGGCTTTGTCTGATCTGCTTGGTGCACCGGTTCGCATTCTGAAAATCGCTTCCCCAAATGCGACCACCACGCCGACTGTTGCGATCAGCGGGCTCGGTGCCACGGTCATTGAACATGCAGATGGCAGCGCATTGGCGGTGGGTGAATTGCCCACATCCGGCCTGTTTGAAATCATGTACAACGGGTCGGTCTTCATTCTGATGAGCCGCACCAACGGTGCAGCCACCGCCGCAGAAATGGAAACGATGACGGATACGTTGCGGCAGGTCACTCCGGCGAACTTCCTATACCATCCGCTTGCTTTGAAAGGATGGGCGGGCTTCCATTGGTCCGGGGCTGCTGTGGTGGTTGCCGATAGTCAGAATGTCGGGGCAATCGCCCGGACAGGCACGGGCATTTATACCGTGCAGATGAACGATGGATTGAATTACTCGTTCGGTTACATCGCGGTGAATAGCCACGGAGTCAATCCGGGGTCTGCCGGGTCGATGGGAATGGGTACCAGCTTCAGTGGGGTCAATGCACTGGTCACAATTCACTTCGGTGACAGCGGCGGATCAGGTGGTCAGGCTTCCGATCCTTCTGACGCATTCATCCAAATTTACGGACGCACGTCGTGACCGTTGATCTACAGAAGCTTGATGCTGATCTGAAGATCGACGAAGGTTTTGAGTCATACCCCTATGATGACAAAACCGAGAAGCGGATTGTCAAAGGCGATACCATCGAAGGCACTGCCACCTTCGGATATGGCTTCACGTTTTTGACCGAAGAAGAATCGGCGGTGGTGCTTTCGATGCGAAGCAAGAAGACCGCCGATGCCGTGTTGGCCCGCTTCCCTTGGGCGGCAGGATTGTCCGAAGCCCGGCAGCGGGCCTTGACCGACATGGCTTACAATCTTGGGGTCGCCGGGCTTGCAAGCTTCAATACCTTTATGGGGATGATGGAAGCTGACCAGTTCGAAGAAGCTGCCGACGATCTGAAGACCACCAAGTGGTATCAGGAAGTCGGTAGCCGGGCGGTTCGTATCGAAGCGTTGATTCGCAATGGCTGATGTAGTCGCCCCGCCTGCCGGATCATCCCTGCGGATCAGGGCGCTCTATTTCATCGATCTGTTGGAAGACTCTACGCCCACCAAAATGAGCTGGTCGAAGGTTGGCGTCATGTGCTCAACCATTTGTGCTGCAGCGACCGGTTTTGCTGCATCGATCCAAGCGGTATCAGGCGACATCGCGCACACCAATTGGGAAGCGTTGGTCGGGGCGATTGGCTTTCATACGATCACCAAGGGAATGCACGAAGTGAAACGAAGAACCGAGAGCAAATGAGATGTGGGCGGTATTTCTGAAATGGTTCACAACAGCAGGCGGGGGATGGATCGGCTACGCAATCGTGGCCGGGGCCATTTACGCAGCCGGGGCAGCATCAGGCGTGATCGGACGGGGCTTCATTGATGCACCCACCATTGCGGGCCTGAAGGCCGATGTGGCGAAGGAACAGGCTGCCACTTCCAAGCAGGTCGCGCGTTATAATGCGCTGACGGCTCAGATTAACGCAGCCATGCAGCAGATTGAAAAGGACCGGGCTGATGCGAACGTTATTGCTGCCGATCAGGCCCGGAAGGATTCGGACACCATCGCGGGCCTGCAATCGAAATTGTCAGCCGAGCAGATCGCCCACGCAAAAACATCAGCACAACTTACAGCGGAACTGAATCATGCTTTGTCTTCGGAAGATCGCCCGCTTGGTCCTGCTTCCTTGCGGTTTTTTGATGGGCTGCGCAACCGCCAAACCAGCACCAGAAGCACCACCGGCACAAATCATTAGGGTGCCAGAAGTTCAGATTAAAAACATCTACCCCGATATACCAGAAGCTGATTTGAATTGTCTGCCCGAACCGGCGGTGCCGGTGAATCTTTCAACTGAAGTGATGGCTGATTTATGGACGAACCAAGTGGTCGATGCCGGGGCGGATTGCCGATCCAAACTGACGACAATCCGCGACTTGGTTCATTCATGGCCGACGAAAGGAAACTGATGACACCTGCAACAACAGCAAGCGGTTCAGGGAACGGGACCGCGAAGGGAACGGGGGATTGGAGCGACGTGGACCTTGAGCGTGCGTTTGGGCGGATCGAAGACCTGACCCGTCAGGTATTGGTAGATGTAGCAACCCTGAAGACATCCTTGGCCGGGCATCAGATCGCAGACAAGGAAGCTTTCAACATCATTGGAGAAACCAGCACAACTCTGCGGCAGCAGATCACGAATGGTTTGGATAAGCAGGATAAGCAGCGCCGGGGTCTGTTCGTCGCGCTGAATGAAAAGATCACCAATCTGGAACAGAAAGTGGATGGCATTCAGGCTGACGTCAATAACGCGAAGGGCGCATGGAAGGTCGTCGCAGCGATCCTTGGCGTCCTGTCCGCATTGATGGTGGGGCTGACAATTGCGGTGGCCACCTGGCTGCTGCATCACTGAAAGGAAGGAAGGCCGATCATGCTTACCGTTCTAAATATCGCCGCACTTCTGTTTGTCATTGGCGTCGTGATCATGGCGCTCGCGGTCAATGCAAGCCCGCCTTTTGGGTGGGGCAACCGGGTGGCGTGGATACTTTGGGCTGTCGCTGCAATCCTGTGGTATGTCACATTGATTGCACGGTAGCGCGATGGTGGGCCGTTCGCTCTTCCGAAGCTGATCAGGATGGACCGGGTGCCCCTGATGGGTCAGCTTTGCTGGGATTGCGGACGGCCCGCCTTT